CCGCACCCACAGTCCATTAATGCAAATTTATCAAAGACCTTTATCGGATATTAAACCTTACGAGAAGAACCCAAGAAAGAAACATAATATCCAAAAAGTAATGAAGTCTATTCAAGACTTTGGATTTCAACAACCGATTGTTGTGGATAGAGCGGGTACAATTATTGTTGGACATAGTCGATACTTAGCAAGTCAAGAATTAGGATTAGAAACAGTACCAGTTGTAATTGCTGATTTAAGTCCAGAGAATGCAAAGGCATATCGTATTGCAGATAATAAAACCAATGAAGATAGTGAATGGGATTTTAATTTATTGAATAAAGAATTTACTGACTTATTAGACATTAACTTTGATTTAGAAGGAACAGGATTTGACCCTAAAGAACTTGAAGATTTCTTTACATTTGATAAAGAAGAAGAAGCACAAAAGGTCAAGTCGGAAAAACATTGTCCAAATTGTGGAACAAAATTAAAGTAGGGTACAACCTACACAAAAAGAGGGTAGTAAAATGTCAAGACCAAAAAAGTATGAAATCAGTGGGGAAGTGGTAAGAAAACTGGCACAACTTGGTTCAAACAATGTTGAGATTGCTGATTACTTTGGTTGTGATGAAAGTCTATTGAGAAAAAGTTATTCCGAATATCTCAAGTTAGGTAGAGCAGAACAAAAACTGCGTTTAAGAGAATTACAATGGCAATCTGCTCAAAAAGGTTCTGTACCAATGCAGATATGGTTAGGTCGTAATATGTTAAATCAATCTGAGAATGGTGCTGTAACAGGTGATGATGAAGTCCTACCATTTAGTGTTGAGTAGTGCCACTTAGTAAACCTCAAAAACAAGTCCTTGAATGCGATAAAAGATTTAGAGTATTAATTACTGGCAGACGATTTGGTAAAACATTTCTAGCAGTTACGGAACTAGCAAAATTTGCACGATATCCTAAGAAGAAAGTCTGGTATGTAGCACCAACTTATAGAATGGCAAAAGACATCGTTTGGTTTGAATTAGTAGATAAACTAACCAAACATAAATGGATTAAGAAAACTAATAATTCAGATTTATCTATATTACTTCGTAATGGTAGCCAAATATCACTACGAGGTGCAGACAATGAAAATTCATTAAGGGGTGTTGGATTAGATTTTCTAGTAATGGACGAATTTGCTGATGTTAAAGAACACGCTTGGTATGAAGTTCTTAGACCTACATTGTCTGATAAGAATGGCAGTGCTTTATTCTGTGGTACACCTAGAGGATATGGAAACTGGTCATATAACCTATTTACTAAACAAGATGATAGTTGGGCATCATTCCAATTTACAACTTTAGATGGCGGTCAAGTATCTGCTAATGAAATAGAACAAGCGAAAGCAGATCTAGATGAAAGAACATTTAATCAAGAATATATGGCATCATTTGTAAACTATGCAGGACAGATTTATTATAACTTTGATAGGAAAGAAAACGTCATAGACAAATACGAACCTAAGACTGCTGAAATCCATATTGGTATGGACTTTAACATTGACCCAATGTCTGCTGTAGTAACAGAAATACAAGGCAATAATATTTATATTTATGATGAAATAATTTTATATTCCTCTAACACTGATGAAATGGTGCAAGAAATTAAAACAAGATATTCTGGTAAACATATCTTTATTTATCCAGACCCTGCTAGTAAACAACGTAAGACATCAGCAGGTGGTACAACTGATTTATCTATCTTGAAGAACGCAGGTTTTAATATGCGAGTAAGAAACAACCACCCTTTGATTAGAGATAGAATAAATGCGGTAAATACCAAACTAAAGAACGCCAACGGTAAGAGAACATTATTTATTGCAAATAATTGCAAAACTATGCTAAAAAGCATTGAACGACAAATTTATAAAGAAGGAACATCTGTGCCAGATAAAGACAATAATTACGACCATATGAACGATGCTTTAGGATATTTAGTTGAGTATTTGTTCCCAGTTCGTAGAGAATTTAGTCCGTCTGCACCCCAAAGGTTTAGTTAATGGCAAATTATAGTAGAGATTTTTTAGTAGAACTTCACCCAGACTACGATAGGAAGATGAATGATTGGAACTTTCATTATCGTTCCTACTTGGGTGGTCAAGATTATAAGAATGGTTATTTCCTTCATAGATACATTTTAGAAACTGAAGAAGAATATTTAAAACGTGCAGAATTTACTCCGTTAGATAATCACTGTAGGAATGTTGTTCAAATCTATTCTTCCTTCTTATTTAGAGTACCACCTACAAGAAACTTTGGTTCATTAACAGGCGACCCACAATTACAGCAGTTCTTAATGGACGCAGACTTTGACGGAAGAATGTACAACAATGTTATCAGAGAAGCACAAGTCAATTCTTCTATCTATGGCACTTGTTGGTTGATAGTCGATAAACCTAATTCCAATGCCAAGACGAGAGCAGAAGAACTATCTCAAGATATTAGACCTTACATCTCAGTTTATACTCCAGAGAATGTCACCAATTGGAAATACGAAAGAGCATCAAACGGAAGATACTATTTAACATCATTAACAGTTGTTGAAGATATGATGGGTAAAGATGCGATTGTTAAAGTATGGACAATGGAAGATATTACTACTTACAAAGTAGAAGAATTTACGATTGGTTATGCTACCAAGAAACCAACCAAGATTGATGAACAAGAAAACGCATTAGGAATTATTCCTGCTGTTTGTTTATATAACCAAAGAACATCAAAAAGAGGTATTGGTATCTCTGATTTATCTGACGTAGCTGAATTACAAAAATCTATTTACAATGATTATTCAGAAATTGAACAATTAATCAGATTATCCAACCACCCTAGTTTAGTAAAGACACCTAATGTAGAAGCATCAGCAGGTGCAGGTTCAGTAATAGAGATGCCAGAAGATTTAGCACCAGAATTAAAACCCTACATCATTCAACCTAGTTCTCAGTCTTTAGAAAGCATAATGAAAACTATCAACACTAAAGTACAAGCAATAGATAGAATTACCCATATGGGAGCAGTGAGAGGAACAGAGAAAACAGTCAATAGTGGAATTGCTCTACAAACAGAATTTCAATTATTAAATGCAAGATTATCTGAGAAGGCAGACTACTTACAGAATACTGAAGAACAGATATTTGATTTATATGCTAAATGGCAAGGCACAACATTTGACGGTGAAATCATTTATCCAGATAGTTTTGATTTAAGAGATTACGCATCTGACCTACAATTCCTTCAACAAGCAAAAGCATCTGGGGTCATATCTGACACTTTCATTAAGGAAGTAGATAAACAGATTGCTAGAGCAGTTGTAGATGATGATGAAAAGATTGCAAACATAGACGCAGAGATAGATGCGAAACCTAGACCAATTGGTCAGTTTAGTACACCAACAATAGAAGGGGTAGAAATAGAATAATGACAAATACAACAACACCTACAACAATAGATAATGATTTTGCACCAGAAACGCATACAGTAGGAAACGCATCAGCACAATCTAGCGTTATTACGACAGGCAGTGGTCTGGTAAGAATTGCGGTGACTACTCACGCACATATTAAGTTTGGAAGTAATCCAACAGCGACTGAAGAAGATTTATTAATGCCTACTGACCACGTTGAAGTATTTAGGTTTAAATCTGGCGATAAAATTGCATTCATCGGACACGGTGCAGGTGCAGGTGAAATAAATATATCTGCGATTGACTAAAGGAACAGTAGTTTCCCCTCACATTTTTTATTCTTGGAAACCACAAGAACGTGAAATCAAACAGAAATGTTATTGTGGTAAATTTGCTTGTATTGGATATCCTGCTAAATATGGTAATTTAGAACTATTATGTTTTAAGCATTATGAAGAAAGGAAAAATGAATGCCACTTATCAAAGGATATTCCAAAAAATCAATCGCCAAAAATATTAAAACCGAAATCAAAGCAGGTAGAAGTAGAAAACAAGCAGTCGCTATTGCTTTAAGTGTAGCTAGACAAAAGAAGAAGAAAAAGAAAAAATAATGAACGAATATGAAGAATATTTAGAACAAGCAAAATTAGTTCATCAAAAAGATAACTATTGGGAAGGCAACACCCTATTAAGATATATTAATGAAATAAACAAACTGATTAAAGATAATAATTATGAAAGCATTTTAGATTATGGTTGCGGACAGGCAAAACACCAACCAGAAGATTGGAATGTAACTAATTACGACCCTGCTGTTTTAAGATATTCTGTCAAACCTACAGGTTCATTTGATTTGGTTATATGTATTGATGTCTTAGAACATATCCCTCAAATTGGACTCAAAGATGTGATAGAAGATATTTTTAGTTTCAAAGCAAAGCATCATTTTATTTCTATTCATACAGGCAAAGCAATTAAGTTATTACCGAATGGCAAAAATGCACACGCTACCATTAAACC